AATCAAACAAACCACCAGCTGCACAAGTATTCCCAGATAAAACCTGCAATTCAATGTCCGTCTTTTCTGTGAATACTAATGGTACTGGATAATTATATTCTATAGGAACACCAAAGGTAGCAAATAGTCCTTTAATGTTAAATGCCCCACCAAAAGGCTTAGCCATCAGTCTGCATTGGACATCTGTGCTTTTTGTTACGTTAAAATGCACTTTAAGAAGATATGCGGTCTTACCAGCTGGGACAGTATATAAAGCCATTAGGGTTTGGCCTTTGCCCTCTAGTATAGTAGCCTTTACAGCTCCACCAACAGTTGCAGTAATAAGACCAGCATTAGTGGTAACTATACCATCTTTAAAGATCATTCTAAAGATTCGAATAAATGTAGTTATACTCGAATTGCCTATTAAAACATCTTCAACAACAAGTTGATAGTTCTCATCTAGACCTTGGATTTCAACAGTTTTGCCTGAGTCCAAAGGATCATCTGACGCGAGTACTGCAACACCTGGAGTTGTTAAATAGGTGTATGCATCAGATCCGTCATATACTGTTTCCCAAGAGCCAGATCCAATCGTTGGATTAAATCCGAACTTATTAATATGTGCCCATCCATCAACTAATCCTTGAGCAATATTAATATTAGAACTAGCACCAGCGGAGTTAATGATGTTACCATCTTTATCAGACATCATTACCACTTCGTGAACATCAGAGTTCCCGGCGTGGTAATGAGCTTTACGATTTACGCTATATTGTGCCACTACATATTACCCCTATGAGCTATAGTCAGGAGATCTTTTAATTCTTTTGTTTGCCCCAGCATCTGCATTTTTATTGACTAGCTTATCTATAGCCCGTGCTTGGCCTTTCATTCGAGAGCCAAATCTACGCGATGCATCTTTAGCTTTTTCAAGATCTCCAGAACCTTGAGCTTTTTTTGCTCTATTAATCTGCGTATTGCTATCTTTACCCGATTTTTTAATGTAATTAGCAATGGTTGTGCTAGATATTTCATCGATATCGGTAGTTTCTTTAACAACAGTACCGTCGTCTTTTTCACCAGACTTTTTAGTGTTCTTAGTGTGCATATCTTTGAAGTCTTTCTCGCCTTTTGCTTCTGGCTCGGCTACTTCGTCCATTTCTTTTTTATCTTTCTTATCGCCTGATTCGCAAGCACCTTCGTGAACTTTGCCGCACTCTTCGCACACTTCAACTTCATCTTCTTCCTTGACGCTTTCTTTTTTAGTAATAGCATCAACAGTATCTTTCTTCATGGTGACCTTGTATTCTTTATCACCAAACTTAAAAGTCTTGTCGCCTTTCTTAGCAGCGTTAGCAGCAGCACCCATGAACTCAGCTGCACCTTCGTCAGTAATTTCTTCCGGGACCCAAGATGCACGTTCTACTACTTTCTTTTCGTACATTGCCACGTATGCTGCAGCAACTGGATTATTCTTATAGTCTTTCATTACTATCTCCTAAATTTATATTAAATATTGCACAGCTGCTGCGCCGGCAAATGCGGTTAAACAAATCCAAAACACTTTACCTATTACGCTTAGTGTTCCTTCATTCTTTTCTACTTTACTTTCTACTTTATCTATTCTATCAGAATGTTTATTTAATCTTTCAGCAATAGTAATCCGATCAGTTTCTAAAGAAATTAGTTTTTCTTCAGCACGAGCGAGAGAAACCATGGTTTCTGCTAGCTTATCGATTTTACTTTCAATACGATCTAATCTTCCTTCATCCCTGCTAATATGCTCTTGCATCTGAGATATTACCTCAGCAGCTGTTGGTCTTCTAGTAGCCATTTGATCCTCTGATTACTTTTATTTTTAAGGGGGATATCCCCCTAATTAGTCTATGATATACCATTTTTTGAATGGTGACTTCATCTTCTAACTTTAGCTCAAATGGCAGGCCATTATCGTATTGAAACTTCCAGCCTGATCCTTCCAAAACCTTAATGGTTCTGTCTTCTTTATCCCGATGCCAGACCAGATCTTCTTCTAAGACATCTATAGGAAATGTTCGATTATCCTCGCAATCAATATATGGCTTTACCAAAAGAAGTTTCCACCACCTGATAAGCCTAGTTGTTTAGCATAGTATGGTAATCTACAAGCCCAATAACCAGGCTTGGTTTTATCTTTCTTTTGATCGCACTGGTGTCGAGCTGCAAAAGATGCTCGAGCATCTGGATCGTCTATATTTACAGACATACCAGGTTGACCAAAAGATACTTTAATAACATTACCCTTGTCATTCTTAACGTAGACATAGAACTTTTTATTTCCCCCACGCTTAGGAGAGTTAAGCTCTACGTCTTTTTCTTCCTCGATCATTGGACAATCAAGTGGTATATGATTGTCTTCGTACATATCGTATAGACCAATATCCGTTTCTAATAATTCTTTGTCAATACCTTCGGGTATATACTTACCTTCTTGAATACGGCATCTTGCTTCGTTAAACAATTCATAATATGCTTCGGAACCTACCCTAAACACATTCTCGTGCAAAGGTATTCCGTTATCTAAATGATATTCGAAGTTTAGGTAAGATGAGAAGTTTCTCATTTTTTACCTTTTTCCTTTGCCATAAGATCGGCTAACTTAGAAAGCGTTTTCTTATCTTTTGATGAGATATTTGCTTTCTTTTTATCGTCCATAGACTTATCCATAGACTTACCGTATGCTTTAGTAGACTCTTCAGTTTCTTTCCCGCCTTTTTTTAATTTACGCTTAGCAGAAAGATAAGCAGCGATTGCCATATTACGACGCTCTTCTTTAGATTGGTCTTTAAACTGTGGTGCATCTGATGCTTGGAAGTCTTTAATCCACTGATCAAGTCCATCTGAAACCTCTAGCTTTTCTTCTAAGGCTTCTTCTTTTGTTAATCGATTCTTTAACTGGGTCATATGGGTCCAACCCTTATCGACATATTTTTTCAAATCTGTTTTAAGGACTTTCTTTATTTCTCTTGTTTTTGGATCCATAACTCTAGCGTATTTGCCAGCTTTAGACATATCAATTGCTTCTGAAATTGCAGATGCATTTTTCATGTAATCTGTTTTGTTCATCGAGCCAATACCAAAAGCCTTCATAGACTTCTTCAAAGCATCTTCAGGGCTATCAGCACGGACAGTATTAATATCACCTTTGTACTTAACTCGGTATGAGTCTGATCCACGATTAGCTTCAGTTGGCATAACTCGTTTGATCATAGCTTTCGCTTCGTCATCATTAACTTTAAATGCTTTCTTCAATGCTTCAATGCCTTGTTGAGCATTCTTAGTTGGGCCAAGCACTTTATTGATTTGTGTATCAGTTACTTTTGCTTCGGCAAGCTCTGTGGATTCTTTTAAACCAGCAACCATAGAATCAAAGTCTTTTTGATTCTCAGCACCCTTCCCACCCTTTCCACCACCTTGGAATAACTTCTTCCACATATCACCGTCTTTATTTTTTTGGAAATATGAGGTAAGCTTCTTTGCTTGTTGTGGTGTTATAGTAACAATTTCTTTATCGTCGTAACTTGCAGAACCTATAGCAGCTTTACCAGATTTTACCTGATAGTTCGCTTCATTAAGAGACTCTTCGACTGACTCATATTTGCCAGCCATTACAGCATGCATGTCTTTTGCTTTCTCATGGAAACCAGTAAGCTTATTCTGCATCCATTCAGGGAATTCGTTGTTACCCTGCAGATACTCCATGATCTCTTTAGATACATAGCCAATGAACTTAGCTTGGTCCATAGCCATACCAGCTTCATCTTGAGATGCTGGCTCGTCAGTTTGCTCTGCTTTAACTGCTTTCTTTTCCATTAGGTCTTTTAGTAGTTTGCTCATTTTTGGCTGGCCCTTACCTTATCTGCTAAATCTGAATCGTATTTTCCCCAAGTCTTATCACCTTTAGTTGCAAAGGCGTTTACTCGAGCCATACCCCATTGTGCTGGGGTTGCTCCTGGTCTGTGTCCTACCTTCCAAGCTGCTACGCCACGATCAAATACTTTTTTAAGAATTGAATACGGCATACCAGATGAATCTGCTTTTTTATGTAGGGTAGTCTCTACAGAGCTTTTAGCCTCATCAAATGATAGGTCTTCGCCATACATCTGCTTAAACTTTCTGGTATGTTGTGAAGGTTTAGTCTTAGACTTAGCATCACCAGGTATTGGCTTATAACCGGCTGGATCATCATCGTCTAGATCTTTTCTTTTTTGGAACTCTCTATCTCGATCAATTTTTGTAGATTTTTTTAAGCCTGTAAAAAACCTCTTAGTCTGTGACCCTTCTCTATCTTCAATATCAGGATCTTGTATAACTTTACGAGTTTTTTCAGTAACCATCTTGGCAAGTGTACGAGCATCTACACCACGAACCTGATCAGCTACTTTAGCTGCATACCAGTTAATGTCGTGGCGGAGAGGTCCTTCTTTTTTCTTACGATCTATAATCTTTTGAAGTATATCTGATGCTACCTTATATCCCTTAGCATTTGTATATTTGCCAATTAGGGTAGTAAACCAGTCTTCATCTATTTCCGTAGGAGCTGATTCAATAAGATCAACAGAAGATAACCATTTACGTAGTTTTTTGCCGTCTGACATTTCTACAATAACATAGTTAGCACCGAGCATAGTTATTTCGCCAACTTCTTCTGATTCTTTAATAGAGACAATATCACCAACAGAAAATAGATCACCCTGAACATAAGCTTCACGCTCTTCAGAGACTGTTTCTAGTTGGATATGCTTGGTAAAGTCAGAAGCTTCATTAATACCCATTCCTTTACGAATAGAATTAAAGAGGTCCTTTCCACCTTTAAAGGACGTGGGTAGTCCTTGAGAGAAAGAAGTAAAGTCGTTATCAGCTGCAGCAGCACGCATCTTAGAAGCAGACATACCTTCAACGCCTTCCGCATCTGGGTCACGTTCTCCTGCTGATACAACGTTAACGCCATCTTCAAAGTTATAGAAGCCATGACGTAACTTTTGTCCGTTGTACTTATTGGTAAGTGCAGTAAACTCATTAACGCGATCAGATCCAACTACCATTGTTACCTTAGTGAATCCCTGATCGTATAGATGAACTAATACCTCTAGAGCATTCTTAACATTCTTATCTAAGATAATGTTACGGCCGTGCTTAGGAAACATCTTACGCATAACCTTAATCTTGGTAGCGTAGTCAAGAGGATTCTTTTTTGGATCTGAGGATTGAGATGCGTATATTCGGTAGTTATTACCCTTAGCAACGGAAGCTACTTTAGCAATAAGTTTTTCATGACCAACAGTTGGAGGGTTAAAACGACCAAAGGTAAAAACTACTTCCTTGGTTTCTTCCACTAGATAGTCCGAGAACGATTTAAAACATGGCATTATTTTTCTCCACCTGCCTTTGCTGCAGCTTTCTTTTCCCTGTCTGCAATTCGAAGTTTAGGTAGGAGTTTTTTAGCTATTTTTTTAATAGCAGCTTTTTTCTTATCTAGCTGCTTTTCTATATTGGTTCTTTGTGCAAAAGACAAATCGCTCTTATCTTTATCTTTGGTAATTTTCTTAATGAGGATATTACGAGCTGCTTTGTCTGCTCGTTTTTGGAGTTGCTCTGGAGAAGCTATCTTTTTGGCAGCTTTCTTTTTACCTAGAGCAATCTTAGCTTTATTCTTACGGAAGGTTTGCTTAGCCTTTTGGCGTTGCATATTTGTTAGCGCTTCGTCGAAGTCATCTTCGCCGATGTCGCCTGAAGTAGTATCTTGCTTACGTCTCTTAGCTTTAAGCGCTAAGAGCTCATCGCCGGTTTGAGTATAGTCTACAGCCAAGTAGTCTTTAAAAGAATACATATTTATTTCCCATTAGCCCCGAGACGGTGAGTCCCAGCCTTTTATAATATTAGGGTCGAAGTTATTAGTAGAGAATTCTAATCTATCTACTAACTTAACTGCTCCGCCTCCAATGCGGTCTATAGCAACAAAGCCTTCGTGGCCGGTTACTTTAAACCCCTTTTTCGTTTTTACAAATGTATTTATACTATTTAACTTATTAAGCTTATTTATAATAATTAGCTTTGCAGAGGCAATAGCTTTCTGCAAATCAAAGACTAATTTAAGGTTAGCCTTATTTTTAGGATTAAAGAACTTGAGAAGCTCGTCACGCTTAGCATATTGTGCTGACTTACCCTTATCAGTGGAACGCTTATCTGCTTCTTTCTGAAACTTAGACTCCACATATTGAATAAGACCGGTAACGTGCTTAGCTGTATTAGTAACCTCTGTCTTATTTCGAAGGAAGCTATTGTTATAGGTTTCAATCATACGGGCTAGTTCTTGATTAGACTCTATCTCTTTTAGTGTAGATCCAGCAATCTTTTGGAAGATTTTACCAGCTTGAGACAGAGCAGCAGTAACCTCAGCTGTGTCGGCTTTAGTAAGAGTAGCATTTCCAGATAGATCACGTAACTCAGCATCTTGTGCCCATATAGTATCTACATTATTAAACTTAGATACATCTACACCATAGCTGGCAGTCATAGTTTCGAATGTACCGCCTGAGTAAGACGTATGAAATACTATGCCAATCTTAGCTTTTTTAATCTTTTTAGCTTCTTCTGAGTCAGCATCAACTGCATAGGCAATAGTATTGGGGTGGAATGTTACATACTTCTTACCATCAATTGTTTCGGTTTTTACATCTGATCCAGAGAACATAACATCACCCTGGACTACACCTGTTATACCAAGCTTACTCATTTCAGTAAATGCAATCTTAAGCTTAGCTTGTAGATCACCAGACGTATCTGCTTCGATCTCAGCATGGTTTTTATAAACCATAGGATTCTTATTAAAGATACCTTTTTTAGCAACAAAGAATTGCCCGTCACTTGGATCAATACCAGCGAATACTGCTGGTGCGCCATCCCACTTAACTGTAACGTCTACGGCCTTTGTAGAACTGCCAGCAAGCATATCACGGAGGGAGCGAAGAGCTAGAATAGCATCGCGAGCTCCTTTAACACCACCATAAATCACCTGGTCTTCTAGGTGGGTCATATGGGTATTTTTTTGTTCGGTTATATAAGTTCCGAATGATATCATTATTGGTATACCTTTATAAATGCTGATGAATCTTCTGATTTAGATGCTGCATAGTTAACAATAGAGTTAACAAAGTTATTTGCTTTTGTTCCTTTATTTTTAATAAGAGCATAGCAAACCTCCACCGCTCCGAGCTTAGCAGATACCCAGCCGGCATCTTTTTGTTCTATTTGCTCAAGGAAGTAATCATAGGTAAGAGATTCGTCACAGGCCTTTGCTTTAATAAAGAACCTTTGTGTTTCTCTCTTATCTCCTTTTGCTATTTTTGTTGCAGCTTTTTTAATTACCGGATGAAGAGGTATATTTGCACCCATATAACGACGAGCTGCTTCTACAACAACACCCCATCCTGCTCCACCGCCTCTAGCTGTCTTACCCTTAATTTCTATCTTATTTGTTCCTAGATAGCTATTTGGTCTAATGTCCATTATACCTTCATCGTAAGTAATTGTACCAGCTTTGTTAGAAAAGAAGTTTCCCCGAGTAGATGATTTTACTGCAACTGATACTAGTTTATGAGGTGTTAATGATGATGAGATATTATATTCTTTAATCTTAGCCTCTTTTGTAACCTTCTTAAGAGATATACCAACAAGCTTACGATCGAGAAATAAACTGAGTATTGAATTATTGAGTGCTGCTACTGAACTATCATCCAGGCTATCTTTTATATAGGTTGGAGACTCAACTGCCCAAATATCACCCGGGTTCCATTTATCGTCTGATAATACCTTAAGCTCTGAGTTCTTAAAT